TTTGGAAATGTAAAAAATTTATCGGAACCGACGCAAAGTGTTTTTTGTCGTTTCGAGCTCAATAGAGAAAATAAGTATGAAATAATTCTATCCGACAAAGGGGCCGAGGAAGCAGTAGCGAAAGTAAAACGCGATATAGAATATCTTAAATTGAAATCGGGTGATCCGGGTTACGAAAGTTACCATAAAAAGCTTGAGGCCGCTGGGAAAGAACTTGCCGATAGACGATTATGGATTAGGGATGCCTATCAATATATTTCAAAATTAGATTACTATCCTGTGCCGAAAGATAAAACTAATCTCGGGCATGACAATTAGTGGGCGGGTAATCAAATCCTTAGTACAGCAAAGGGGCATCGTTTATCCTGTAAACGGTTACGCTATCTAATGGGGGGCGGTAATGAAATTATCAGCCTTGATACGCCATCAAATCAGCGATCAGCATTTCGCTTTCTTCGTCCGTCAACCGGTTATTTTTCTCCTCTTCGGGCGTATTTGCATCAATCCAGCCATCCAGAACCGCATCGAATTCCCAGATAGACATCGCGTCAATCTGGGCTGGCGAAAAGCCCATCACCGCTCCGGCTCCGTAGAGCTGTGCGAAGCGGATTTTTCCTTTTTCGAGCGGCGCGAGACTTTCGCCCCCGCCGTTTCGTTTTTTTTTCCGGCTTGTTCTTCCGGTGCGCCCATGAGTGCGGCATTAAGAATGGCGGCGGCAATTAACACGTTGGCTCGGAGCGGGTAATTTTCGAGGTCTTCGACATAGGTTTTCACCATCCGGATTGCGTCGATACCCGGCATTCCACCACCAACAAGCCCACAACGGATTGTCTCTCGAATGTATTCGATTTTCCATGTATTTTTCAGCAGGCTGTCAAAAATCACAAAAGGGCCTGCGTCAACAGTGTCTTGAAGCTCTTTGATCTGCCCATAGCCAAGCTTGAACACATGCGTATCATCGCCGAAAGGCAACGAAATTTTGCCGCTTCTATTTGCCATGATTAACTACTCGTTTTTTTGTTATCGTTTGCAACGGGGCGGTTATCGTTCGCCACTGTGCGGCGAACCATTTCGCCATCACTTTTCATGCTAATTGATGCTTTAACAATTTCGCCGTCTTGTGCGTTATTTTTAAAACCATCAATAAGCATTCGGCCTTCCCAAATCATTGTTTTTTTGGGGAAAATCATTTGGACTTGGGCCTTAACAGAACTTTTGCTTTCAAATGCTTCTACCCAGTTTTCGGCACTTTCTTCCGTCAGAACACCCTCGCCATCAATATCCATGGAAAGACTTGTAGCATTGCGCCCCAACCAGTTCACTTTTTCTGGGTCTGCACAATCGGGAATTCGTTCGTCCGACGTGCCTTTATTTAGGGCAATCGACTTGCTCGTGAAACCGCAATAATTGCTATAGACGACAGGGTCGGCGTCATTGCCAATAAGTACGCGGACGTTACCGCCCCGGATAATAGTTGCTTGTGCCATGCTGGTTCCTTTCATGGGAAGAAAAAGCCGCTCTGAAAAGGCGGCTGGGGTTGATAAAATGTGGTTAGTTGTTAATAGAAACGCTCTACAATCACGTCAAAATTGACGGCTGCGTGCGATGTCAGACCGTCGGGGTCGCGCAATTCTCGCGTACTTTCGTGATTGAACAGCACAAGGCCGTTCTTCTCCAAAACGAGATCGGATTTTGTTAATGCCCGCCGGACTGCATGGGCGAGTTCTCGCATTTCTTCGGAGGATACTTCACGCGACCAAACGTCTATTTGGACAGAGATATTATCGAGTTCCAGACACTCGGCAAGCGTCGTGTCGCTGGTCATGGGGCCGAGTGAAATGTACGGGAATTCAGCTTCCTTTGAAACGCTGTCAAATACCCGACCGTCAACGATTTCTTTGACATCCGCATCATTTGAAAGCGTTTGGATGATGACCTTTTGCAATTCGCTGGTAGCAGCTTTCATTGTGTTGCCTTTACTGCTTTGCGCACAGCACTACGCACCTTCGACTTGACTCGTTTTCTTTCCGTCTTCCAGACTGGCCGGAAATATGGTTGGGCAGGGGTTCTGGACGTGCCAAACTCGACAATCCAAGCTTTTTGTAGGTATGGACGACGGCCATTCGCGCTTCTGACAAGCGTTGCTTCATTGCCGGCGTAGATTGTTAAAGTCATTTCGCTTCCGAGCGTGTTTTTCGCTACAGCAAAAGCGGTCGAGCCTTTCGGCGGTCGTCCCCACGTCCAGCCGATTGAATTACGCAATTCCCCAGTGTCAACGGGCACAATCGCCTTCATCTTGTCGACAATCTGCTGTGCTATTTGCTCCATGTCTTTCTTTACAAGGTCTTTTGTCGCCTTTGGAATGGCATTGAGACGGCGTTCCAAACGCGCACGGCCAAGCAACGTTACTTTGTAGCCCATTGCTCGCGTTCCTGTTTGCTAGGGGCGGAGATTTTAATCGCGCATCCGCTTTCTATGGCAAGTTTTCCGCAAGTATGTGTCACTGAATAGCTGTTTCCCACCTTGTAAACATAAATCTGTCTCGCATTCGGCCGCCATTGGAACGGTGCTGTGATTTTAATCCACATGAGCTTTCCTAAACTGCCACGCCGCTTTCAATTGTCAGCCGATAATATTGGCGGCTTATTGGGTCGCGATTGATTGCCCGAATATTATATACGCGGCCGTTGAACTTGCCCTTGGCAGCATCGAAAGTCGTTTCTCGCGCGTCGCAACAGCACCATTCGGTTGTTATGTCTTTTGCCGCTTGGAAGCTGCGGATTGTGAGGAAAGCGGGCTGTTTTCCTTCCAATCTCGCTGCCTGGACTGTCTCGCTCCCTTGGCGAAATGTTATGGCTGCTTTCGTGGTAAACTTCGGAACCCATTTCCCGCGTGTGTTACCCATGCCATCGTTCACCTTTTCACGGGCAAAAAAAGCAAAAGTTTCATGCAGTCTCATACCGCAGGCCTCCGCCAAGGCAATATCAATGCGTCATAAGCTCCAGTCGTTGCCGGTTTTGTGATGGATAGATCTTCGCGGTTTTCGTAAAGGCTTGCGCAATGCAGTAAAATAGCTGTTTTGAGTGTTGCCGGTATTTGGTCTTGTTCAAAACCAGCCGTGAAAAT